TGCTTATGCTAAGAATCAAGATCCTGTATATGTTTACAGACATGATCCTGAGTCTATTATGTCTGACGGACCTTCAACAACAGTCGCTTCTAATGTAGGAAGTGCTGATAGTAGTATAAAGGTTGCATCAAACTATGATAAGTTCGTTACTGGAGATTACATTGCTATTGTTAGCGGAACAACTGCAATTGAAATAGCACAGATTACATCTGCTTCAACTTTATCTGGTACGGATCAGATATTGAACTTTGCTACCAATACTAACTATCCTAACGGTGGTCGTGGATCATCTTCTAATAAGATAGAAGGTACAGTTGCACAAGCATGGAACATAGGTGCTGAAGTTGTCAAGATTAGAAAATATGCATCAACAACTACATTGATGCAAGATATACCTGCAACACGTGCAGCAAGGGCAGCTGCAATTCAAGCAAGAACACCTAACACATATGATCGTAGACTTGAGATTCAATTGACAAATGCAGATCTAATTCAACCAAAATTAGATTATGTACAATATGTAAGAATCGGAGAAGAATTCTTCTTACCTGATAGTGTTCATGGTGGAGCAGGTTGGAGTGCTACAGCTGGTCTTGACGCAGAGTTTGCAGTTAAGTTACCTAAACAATACAGAAATCCAAACACTGTTGGTTCACCATTAATTGATCTCTTTGGTGGTGGAGCTATCAGAAGCAATGGTGACTTTGAATTAACGAGTGGTAACATCAGAGTATTTGGTTCTGATGGTATCACACCAGTATTCATGGTTGCTAACGATGATGGACACTTAGGAGATGGATCTACAAAAGATCCAGTTCAGAATACAGCTGGTATGCAACTTTATGGTCCTGGTACTTTACATGGTAACCTTGAGATTAGAGCTAAGGACTGTCAAGCATATGGTGACTGTAGCAATGAAATAACATTCAAGGTTACATCACTAACTGGTGACACTGAAATAGGTCAAAGATTCTATCAGAAAGGAAAAATTTCTGCCACAGAAATTGCTTCTGAAAGTGTCTTCCACATTGATAACCTTGGTGCTTCTGGAGCAACAAATCCAAAAGACTTCAAGATTTATCAAAACAATGCTATTGATTCATTTGGTATTGAGAAATACTGGACAGGAAATGGTGGTAGAAGACATACATATGTTGCATATGATCCTACTACAGGTATTGGACAACAGGTTGCCAACCCACTACAGGTTAACAACAACTATCTAATCAATGCATCCTCTGGTGCAAATATGGTTCTATATTTACCTGATAATGCACAAACAGGTGACATGATCAGATTTGTTGAACTAAGTGGTAACTTAACATACAATACAAGTTTAATTCTCAGAGCACTTAAAGTTGCTAATGTCGCAACTGCAATCCAAGGTGACACAGTTGGAACTAAGGTTGGTGCAGGATCCAATGTTACAAATACAACTGCATGGGATTCTGGAGAATTAATTATTCAGACACGCAATGCATCATTCGGTTTAGTTTACGCTGGTAATGTTGACATTGAAGGTTCTGCAAACGCACAAACAATTCCACCTTCATTAAGAGGTTGGTGGTTAATGGAGTTATAAATGGCAGCATATTACGATTCCCTTAAAAGTATGAAAACAGCCAAGATAGGAACTATCCTACCTTGGTCTGGTGATGGAGGAAATGGATTTCTTCCTTCTAATATTCCTAAAGGATGGATAGTCTGTGATGGTAGTACAAAAGATGCTAGTGATTATCCATTATTAGCATCTATCATAGGTGATACTTATGGTGGTGATATGACTAAACCAACTGGCGGTCATTATACGTTTCCATATATTGATCCTATTGATGGATCTAACAATGCTACGTTTAGATTACCAAATTTGTCAAATAGATTACCTCTTGACCTAGAACCAAATAATCTAAATCAAGTTGAGTATCAACAAGGACAAGTTGATCCTAACAATCAGATTATTGATACTAATGGAACTAAGTTAGGTGATTTAGTTGTTGGATTAGGTGAAACATATGATATTAAGACATCATGGTCTGCCAACTCTGATATAGATTTTACTTTAAATTTGAGTGGTAATTTATATTTTAAATATACTAATTTTGTATTGACTGCTCCTGATTTTCTAGAATCAGTATTTACATTAAATCGTAAATTAGGTATTAACCATACACCTTCACATAGTCATACTGATCAACTTCAATCAGTGCAAGCAAACCAGAAAGGACCTATGGTATTCCAAACTGATGGTGGTGTTGAGATGACTGGAAGTGTTAGTTTCAGTAACAACTGTTCTGGTACTGAAGGTCCTTTTAACTGTTCATTTAAAGATGCTGAACCACATAGTTGGCAGAATGGATCTGTTGGATTATCAATGTATGGTGATGCAACTTATGAATATACACTACCAAGAACCACTTCTCATTTTGAGTTCACAACTGATACTGTCAATGTAGGTAAAAATTATTGGAATAATGTACCAGCTGGTGATACTAACTGGAGAGGAGCAACTAGGGGTGCAGGACCTAAAACTCAATCATATAAACAAACTATACCACCACAAGGACAGACTGCTCAAATTCTTGATGTAGATCCAGTGGCTACTCACGCTCAACCTGCACAGACAGGTATGTTTCCAAGACCTATGGAAGATAGAAACAGAGCAAATTTTTATGGTTATACACCTGATGGTGCTGGTAGTCCACCTGTCAGAGCAGATGGACTGGTAGATTCCCCAGAATTAAGAACTGCTGTTGTTGTTCCTAATTGCACAATAACTGAATCGTCTAATAAAATTACATTGCCAGATGGCACTGATATAGCGGTACAATATGGTACTGCTCCAGATCAATGGTATCAATGGGATGCAATTCGTCCATTGATGTATGTTACTACATCAGATCCTAATGATAAGTACAGATGGATCGCTGAGGGAACATATATTCAGTCAATAGAGTGGAAACCAGATGCAAATAATTCTGCTACTGGTGGTAACTATGAAATTATATTAAATCAAAATGTTGGTGTTGGTGATATTGAAGAAGTACCTGGTTGGGGAACGGCAGTAACTGGATTAAAATTTAGAGATGGTACTTACCCTACAACTTTAAATACACAGTCTACAGCAAAAGATCCATTAGAGCAAGCATTTCAGTCTCATAATCATGGTAGTTTTGAAATAGGACAAACATTGGGAACTATGGTGGGACCTCCATCACATACAGCACCAAATGCTGATGGATCAGCTTTGTCAGCACAGAGTATTGAAAATGCATTAAATATAGCAGTAGACTCTACTCAACCTTCGTTAACAATGACATTCATTATCAAAGCATACTAATGGCAGTATTTTATAACAAAGAAAGATCAAAGTATGGTCATTTAACTGGTCAAATTATTGCATGGCCAGTGCCATATGAAGGGACACCAGATGACGCTGGTAATAAAGCAGTTTTGCCAGCTGGTTATTTAAAATGTGATGGATCAAAATATTTTGCATCTGATTACCCAAGACTTGCTGCTATTTTAGGAACTGGTACTAACACTGCATTCATGAAAAAGAATCTTGATGGTACTGATTTTGAGAATATTAATGATAATCAATTCATGGTTCCTGATTTAGGTTCTAAATATCCCGAACCCACGTCTGGTGCTAACGCAGGTGTGTATAATAATGTAAGAAAAGTTGACACTACAACTAACACAGAAAAAAGTAGATCTGGTGTTGGTATAGATGCAGAAGCAGCTATTGGTAATACTAATGTTAATATTACGTATGCTGGTAGTATCAACGTGCCATCACAAGAGGTTGAAATTAGAGGAAAACCAGGTTGGACATATGCAGGTGCTACGCATTACACTGAAATAGAAGCACCAGAGGAGAATCAAATACATCCGCATATGCATTTTTCTACCACATCAAGGTCTAGATTAAGAGCTCAACCAAACATATTGGAAATAGATAATGATCATCCAAAATCAAGAGGACAGACTGCATATAAAAATGGTTCTACAATTCCTATTCAAGATTGGTTAAATTCAACAAAAGCACAACAACAAGCTACAAACCCTCCTGGTAGTGGACAACAACCATGTAAATTGTTAGATGCATGGAACCCAAACTCAGGTACTAGTGATTCTGGACAACCACTTTTCGGTAGTGGATTTGGAGGTCAAACAATTTATTTTGGTGGGTGTATTGCAGAACCTACAACAGGACCTTATCGTGTTGGATCTGGAAGTGGGTTTGAATTTGGTTGTCTAAACAATTCTCAGTTTCAGGTTGATAGAACTACGTTAGCTGGATCACCTGATGAATCTAATGTTATTAAATATAGAAGTAGACAGTGGTTGTTATTAGGATGTACTGATAGTGGTAAAGTGACAATTACAAGTCCAAATATATTGACTGTACCAGCGACATATGTTACAGGTGCTGTTGGTATGCCATTAGATGAAAATGGTGCTTCATTAGCTGATGTTGTTCCTCTACAATCAAATGAAAGTGCGGTTAGTTCTGTTGCTGTTCCTGATGTAGAAAACGAAGCAACTGATACTCAAGATTTGACAATACAGGCAGGAGTTTTACCTACAGCTCACAGTCATAGAGTTAGATTAGAGAGGGGTGATCATACATATAAAGTGAAA